GTTAGAATTAGGAAAAATTATAATTCCAGATTACGTTCAATTTCTGAAAGACATGAAACAATGGATTTTGGAGAGAGAATGGAGTGGTAGTAAGTCCAAAGAATATGCCACTAATATAAGATTTCAAATGGGTGATAATTATGACGAAAGTTATTTTAGAGCTGAATTTGATTTTATGGTAAAAAATTTAGAAATGTATAATTCTTTTGCACCTTTGATGGATGGAAATACTGTAACAGGTATTAAGTCTAGACCAAGAGGTATTATGTGTCCTAATGAAAGTTTATGTGGTGTTATCACATGGATGCAACAATTAGCTTTCATTATATTTAAATATAATTATCCTGAATTTGTTCATGCTGAGAATTCGCAAGATTTTTGGTCTAGAACAAATGAGGAAATATCATCTTTAGAAGATCCTATATGTTACTCATTAGATGGAGGTAGCCATGATAGCCACCAACATCATAGTCTTATAAAAGCAGTTGATCATCAAATATGGTCATTTTTGAAACCAGAAGTAGAAAAATTCTTAGTAAAATTTGGGGCTAAAAATCCTAAAAGATTACTAGGAGATATTTATAAAATTCTTTTAGGAAACAAATCAAAAGTTTTCTTAAAAAATAGAAATGGTAAATCTTATGGTAGTGTCACTATTAATGGTACTGTCTTTAGTGGTTCTCCCACATTGACTACCTTTGGCAATACTATGAGAGTTATCTATAGTCATAAATTTGCATTAAAATATGCCAATATACCAAATTCTAGTTATGTCCTAAGAGTAGCAGGGGATGATGCTATTCTATGGGTAGAAAGAAAGTATAAAACATCTTTAGAACAAGCTTATAAAATGTGTTTTGCATCTAATAAGAAAGATAAGTGTCATGGTTTAGGTCAAGTTATGGAATGGACTCAATCTGAGAAATACAGAGCCGAGTTTTGTTCAAAAATTTTGATTGTAGGCGATGACATGTCACAAGCTCAATGGTGCAGAAAGCCAGAATCTGTCCTTTATAAAGGACATCGTTATGTTGGTACTGAAGAAGTTTTCAAAAATCCTGAGAACTATTCTTTAGCATGGGCTGATAGTCTTCTTCGAGAGACTCAAGGTCCTATATATTACCAGTTAGGAGAGATTCGAAGACTTATGTCTAGTAAAGCTGATCTTTTAGAGATTAAGAAGAAACAAAGCATTTATTGTAAAAATGACTTTAATATAAATTTAGTAAATAGTTACTTCAGGGAATTTGCTTTTTGGTCAAATACTTCTGAAGAAAATATAGATACTTTTTTCGAAATTCTAGTTCGAGTAGTAGCTAAAGGAGAAAGAGATGGCAAGATAGATATAGGTCTTATCTTACCTGATCCTTCTACTGTTAGATAATTATAATTTAAATAAGGATCTTTGAGATTCTTTTCCTAGTAAATAAAATAGTAAAATTTCTATAAAATATATATAAAAGTAAACAAAGAATGATAGCATACTTAGGCGATAAAAATATTCT